GTTTTAGATTTTTAATGCATAGACAAGGGAATTGTTTTTCTGCCGCATCAAACGCAAATGCTTATGTGCAAAACGCTGTAACTCAATTTGTATATACTAGAGATGGTAGTCGAAACGAAAAGATGTATACTAATGGTGTAGAGATACCATTAGCAGTTGAAAATAATCATACATTTGCTGCTGGATCAAGCTCTTCATATATAGGGGTAAGAGGAACCTCTCTTGGACAAAAATTTCAAGGAAAAATTTATGCAATAAGAATGTACACAAAAGAATTAAATGCTAGCGAGGTTAGCCAAAATTTTAAGGCAGTCAGAGGGAGGTATGGAATATGAGCGCTAGTAGCAGCCCAAATATAGTAGAAGATGGATTAGTGCTTTGCTTGGATGCAGGAGACCCAAAATCTTATCCTATGGATGGCACTACTTTTACTGATAGAGCCAACGGTAATAACGGCACATTACATGGAGCGACTTTCAGCCCGTCTAATGCTGGAGCTTTAGATTTTGATGGCACTAATGATTATGTAGCATGCGGAAACACATCTGATTTGCGATTCATTCACAGTGATCCATTTTCTCTAGAAGCTTGGGTTAATGCAGACTCTTATTCAGGATTTCACCATATCATTGGTAAAACTTTTGGAAATTATCGATTGGCTGTAACCAGTGCTGGATATAGTTTTAGATTGGACCAAAATGCAATAGCAACATCTTCTGGAAGTCCTGTTGCTGGAGTATGGCAACATGTGGTAGCTACTTGGGAGCCTAGTAGCGTAGCAAAAGTTTATGTAAATGCTGTTTTACAAACGACATCAAATACCCAGTTAGATTGGACAAACACTGACGCCAGTTTTAATTTAGGGAACAGCCATGGTGAAAGTTATTTCTTTAATGGTAAAATAGCCGTAGGTCGAGCTTACAATAAAACTTTAACTTTAGCTGAAATAAAGCAAAACTTTAACGCTTTAAGAGGTAGGTTTGGTGTTTAAATTTGGGTATTACTGTTTATAATACAGTATGCTTGATTACATTTTTTTAACCCCGATAGCCAATGGGATGACTGGTAATATTGTACCTCAGTATTTAAAATTACAATCTTGGTGCGATAAAAACAACTCAGCTATACTTACTTGCCATAGATTATTTCTAAACTTCGCCCGCAATTATCTTGCAACAGGAGGAAAAGGTTTTGTCGATACGAGACCACCAGATGCAGAGTGGTTGTTCTGGATTGATTCAGATATACAGTTTTCTATAGAGCAAATAGAAGCCTTAATAAATGTACCTGATGAACATAAGTTTGTTACAGGATGGTATTGCTCTAACTTTGGCGATCAAGCAATGGTAGGTAACTGGGACGAAGATTTCTTTAGGAGGAAACATCATATGCCTTTTGCCTCTGCAAAATGGTTGTCACAAGAGGCATCAATAAATCCTAATAAATTAGTTGATGTAGATTGGTGCGGCTTTGGGTTTACCAAAGTCCATAGATCAATCTTTGAGAAAATGAAGTATCCATACTTTCCTTTGAATCATGCTCATATTACTGATTGTGACAAAGGTGATGGATCAAAGTTTGAGCTAAACGATCTAAGTTTTGAAGATGTGAGCTTTTGCCAAAACTGTTACAAAGAGACAGGTATAAAACCTAAAGTCCTAGCTAATTTAAGAGTAGGACATTACAAATCTTTCTTCGTTTAACTATTAGATTTAAACTTCTCTACTTCCGCTTTAGTAAAGTTTGAGAACGCTACGTAATGAGGTCTTTTTGTATTTTCCTCATGAAATTTATTAGCATAAATACTAATCGGATATTTTTTGCCGTCAATTTCTACGCTTCCTATCAAGTACTGATTTCCGCTACTTTCCCTAATCCAGAAAGCTCCGATATGTTTATCGGTCCAATCTGATTTCCGTTTTTTCTTTAAGAAGTTCGAGGAATTTATTTCTTTTTCCATATGGTAATAATTTATATTGTGATTTCAGTCTTTTGTAAAATTTTTTACTAAGTGGATCTAAGGGTGGGCAAATTTTTCTTAATTTCTTTGCAACTCTTCCGTTCATAATTTTGCTATATAAGTAATTGAATCTTTTAGAAACCCCATTCTTTTATAAAATCTACTGATCTTCTCTGACTTTGGGTGTTTAACTGCTGTACTCATTATTATATACTTAAATTCTTTTTTTCTAGCAAATTTTATTGCAGTGCTTAATAATTTAAAGCCTGACATACTATTCTTAGATAGCCAAATATATTCTGTAAATATTTCTTCGCCAAATTTTTCATTCTTGTGATTAGCAAATGCTATTATGCCATCGTATTTACCTTCTTCAGATACATTAACCCAAACAAAAAAGTCCCAAGCTAATAAAGATTTATCTGCATAAGCATTAATAATATGGTCTTTGTCATGTTTTAAAAGTGCATGACCCATTTCGCTGTTTTCAAGATCAAATAATTCAAAAATATCATTAACAGCATCCTTAAATTCTAAAGGATTCGTTATCCTTTTTATCATTTAGATTTTAAAGTTATTATAAGTTTTTTGGCTTCTTTTGCAGAAATGTCTTCGAATGATTTCCATTCTTTAGCTTCTTCATTTCTGTATTTTTCTGATTTCCAAAGCTCTCTTAAAATCTCTTTAAATGATTCGAAAGAGTTTACACTGTGTTTATCTCTAAGAATCTTTTCTAAAAGAGCAGAAGGTGTTATCACTGGTGAAAAATTATCCGCTGCTTCAACAGTTGTAGAGTTATCTGCTCCTCTAGATTTATCTATCTCGTCAGCCCCTACTATATGTACATTTAAATAATTTCTTACGCATCTTACAAAAGCACGATTACAAGCAATAGTTTCTAAAAATTTCAAACAGAAAGTGTCTGTATTAGATGCACTTGCGTTTGCTACATCGGTATATGTTGTGGCATCTATTGTTTCATAATTGTTGCACCAAGATATAGTGCATTTCGCTGTAACATAGTTATCAGAAATATTTTCAACATCAAAATTAACTGAAGTATAGCCTCTTAACTTAGCTAGCTCCTTAATTCCTCCAAGCATAATTAGTAATTGATTATCTTGTAGCCCCTCTACAGAATTAGGCACTTCTTGACCTCTTTTTGTAAACCAGTCCTTGTTTGGATAAAGAAATTCGGGTTTAACCATGGCTCGCCAATTTACAGAGCCGTCTTCATTAAATTTATAGTCTACGTTCTGTAATAAACCATCATCATTCCGCTTGTAGATGTTTGGCCCATAAAGTTTCTTGTTAGTTGTTTTTTTGGCTTTGCTCATAAATATAAAATAATTCTATTTCTGAAAGAGATTTCTCACCATCCAACATTTTATTACTATTGTCAAGATTTTTTTCCCAATGAGCTTCACTTAAGTATTCTTTACCATCGCAAATTAATCTTTTGGCTGTCAATAATTTATAGTTATCTTTTATCTTGAAATCTTTTTCAACTTCAGGTCTATACTCCTTGAGTAAAGCATCAAAGTAAATGTTGCGCAAGTAATTTATATCTTTTTTCCTTTCTGCCAGTAAAACAAGGTTAATGTTCATATTTTTTATTATTTTAAAATATGAATCTGGAATGATATCGTCTTCTTTTTTTACTCTTAAAAAAATATTATTTATATTAGGGGCTAATACTTTTATAAAATCTGGTTTAATTAAACCTTTTGAAAAAATTGATACTTTATATGTTTCACAATATTTAGTAAAAGCCTGTTTCTCTACTCCGTAGTCAGCTCTTAAAAAAAGTTCTTGATTTGGCTGTAATGCAAGTCTATGGAATTTTGTTGGGACAACCTCTATTACCTTGTTTTCATATGCAGATCCAGCTCGAACTGTTTTAAAATTTATTTTGCACTTTTCTATTTTAAGTAAGTCAATAATAGATTGGGCAATTGTTTCAGGCAGAATATTATTTATATCGTCAGCTACGTTAGAGAAAGAAGGTTTTTTGTTCCATGTAGGCTCTAAATTAACCGTTAAAGAAGAGGAGCAAAATAATGGTTTATTAATTGCCGCAAAAGTATTACCAAATAAAGTGACTGTAGGTCTTTTTTTCAGACTAGAAACATGAGCTGTCTCACCATCGCAACCTAAGTTTAATAAAGATTTAGAAATAACGTAAGCCTGTTGCTTGAAAGGAATGTTTAATGCAGCGTCTACACCGTCTATTTTTGTGCCTCCCCCTAGCTGAATTACCTTTATGCCGTGTTTATCTAAAAATGGCTTCAATATAAAAAAAACTATTGGATAATGTTTATAGTTTCTTGAGCTGCTGTTTTGATCTACGGAAAGAGTTATATACTTGTCAAAATTAACAGGGAAAAAATGCTCTTTTACTATTGGTTTAGATATTTTAACGCCTAAATTTTTTGCGTATTCTCTTAATAAGTGCGGCATTTTAATTTAATGAAAATTGCAACTTGTCCTTGCCGTTATGAGTATAGCAAGGGTTTTTTTGTGTTGTATTATGTGGATAGAATGCTATTTCAAACAAACCTTCTTCTGGGCCAATACCTTCCATCACAAAGGTGTTCTCAATTACAGGAGAATAAGGTAATAATTTGTGTACGTGTGGATTATCATCTATATATTGAAAATTTTCAGGCTTTGTAAATATGTAAATATTATAACGTTTATATAATTTGTTTAAATTTGCTAGCAGGGCGTTTATTAAAAGTACATCGGTGCCACTTTCAGGTATCACAACAGCTATACGTTTACCTTTGTCATTCTTGTCTAACAGATCAGAAAGATCAGTAGTATTTAAATTTTGAGTTTGTTGCGTCGCTATTTGTTTAAAATGATTTACTACATTTGCTGGTGAAGTGCCTTTACTAAGTTCAGTCAACCAATATTTTAAGCCAGAGGAATTTTCATCAACATCATCGTTAAGTATGTTTTTATAGATATCTTTTAAAAATTCTTCTTTTGTCTCGTAATTTTCTTTTGGATTGTAGTTCGCGTTAAAGGGAGATTTTTTTAAATCAAAATCATAATCTATTTCTGGCATTTCATCTATTATTTTCTCTAACTTAGAGCCTATAGCTTGAATAGAGAAATTATCTATAACCCATTGCCTTGCTTTTTGTCCTAATTTTTTTCTTTGCTCCTTTGGCATCGAATAAATATTTTGTAATTCTTTGAATATACTATTAGGACAAGTAGATGCTTTGATAAACTGGGTTCCAGGCTCTCTATATTCGCTCCAAGTTAAAGGTATGCCCGCGCTTTCTTCTGAGCAGCTATCTTCACCGCAAGAGTAATTCGTTACGAGCGTTACTAGTTCTGTAAGTTTTGCTTCTTGAATTGGTATTTCTTGCCCTCCACTTGTAAAAGGGTGGCAATAGACATCCATTAAATTGTAAACTTCATTTAATTGTTCTTCTGTAACTCCTCTTCCAGTATTAGTTGTATTTATCGTTTTATTACCTCCGCAATAACCGCAATTTTGTTCTTGGCCTTTAAAACTGCAAACACTATAAGAATTACATTTTGAGCAAACATAAGTTGTTAAAACGTCTGATTGCTCAATACCTTTTTCGTCAAGCATTCTCGTTATATCCCAACCTTCAGACCAATGAGTATGTAAAAGAAGTTTGCTTTTTGGGTTTTTTTGTTTAAAAAGTTTAAAACCATCTAAAAGGTTTGGTACGCTTTTTCTGAGTTGATTCCTAAACACAAACCCAATAATAAATTCATCCCCTATCCCATGAACAGCTCTTAAATTTTTCCTATTTTGATCATCTAACCTATAAAAATTTTTAGTATCTAAAGAACCTCTAAGTGTTTTAACTTGGCCGTAACCCATTTCATTTAATGCTTTTTCAGCAAATGAAGACCAAACGTAATAGTTTTTTATTTTAGGAGCAAAATCAACGGCTTGAGGCAAAATTGGCAAACTATCTAAAGTTGTCCATATCATAGTGTTAATTTTATTCCACCAAGGTTTATTAGAATAGCCACCAAAAGCCCATATGTCCTCTATTCCTATATAAATATCAGGCTTAAATTCAGATATCGCTTTATCTACTAATTTATTGCCATAACCTTCCATCCTTTGCTGCTCCGCATTTAAAGCTTGCATTTCGTTTGGAGGTGGTAATGCTCCTCTACATGTCCAAGGAACTGTTGTTGTCTCTGGAGCTTGCCACTGTATTCCATTAGCTAATTCTACAAGCTCATATTTCCCTGTATTGTAAAGGTACCTAAGAATATTTTTTTTGTTTTTACCAAAACCTGTAAAAGCTCTGCAAAAATTAGAATGTATTAATACAGTCTTTTTTTTCATTGTTGTGAGGCTTTATACTCTTTTGTTTTTTGTAATCTATAAAGGTAAAGTTCTTGTAAGAATACTTTTAAAAACTCAAGTAAGCCATAAGCTTCACTCATCTCAACTCCTATGCCAAACTTATTAGCGGAGTTTCTTGTTATGCCAAAAGAAAATGCTTTTGTGCCATCTTTTTTGGTATAAGGTTTAAAAGATATAGATGTTTTATTATCTTGAAATGAATGAAAAGCAGAAAAATCACAATAGTTTTCTATGGCATTTATAAATCCGCCAGCTTCGATTTCATTAATTTTTAAAGAAATAGATTTGTCAGGATTTTTAGAATTTTCTGAAAAAGAACCTGTTCTTCTTTCGTTATTCCAAGAAAATTGTTTTATGGCTCTTATGTAAATGCAAGGCTCATTATTTTTCTGATTTGACCCAATGTCAAAACTAAATGCACAACCCGTGTTTTTAGAATTAGGTTTATAGTACTGTACGATCATGTACAATACTATATAAATAAACAGTTTTTTCTACAGAAATCGTGTAGAAAATTATTTTTGAGCTTTTTTAATTTGATCAGATGTAGGAGCGCCTTTGTCTCCTTTTTTACGCATTTTTTCGCCTGAACCGCTCTTAATGCGTTCTCTTTTTTTTCTGATATTTTCCCAAAGACTACTCTCTATTTTGCCTTTTTTTTTTCTTCCATGATTTCTTTATGTCTTTTCATAAATTCCTCATGGCTTCCTCCAGGCATATAAATCGTTTTACCATCTTTGTCTTTGTGCATGTGGACTCCTGAAAGACCCATCTTTTTAGCATCTTTCATAGCTTGCTCTTTTGTAGGATAAGCGTGGGCCATTGGATCATCGGCAGCCTTCATTTTTTTATCTAATTCAGGATAAGCTTCTCCGTATCTGGCTTTGCTTTTTTCTTTATCTCCGTAATGATGCGCCTTGCCTTCTTTTTTCATCTTATCTAAGATGGCTTTTTGTAGAGCAGGAGGGAGTTTCTTTTGTTTTTCAGTAAGTTCACCATTTGAATTTTCCATCAACATGGATCTATCTTTATCATACTGAACAGCACATGCTTTCATGGTATTATCCATATTCATGTCCTTGGTATCTGTCATATCTGCATCGTTTCTGACGCAATGGCTCATGTATGACTTGAATACTTTGGCTTCTTTTTCGTCCATTTTCATAGACATAGACTTCTTCTTATCGTCCATTTTCATAGACATAGACTTTTTCTTATCGGTATAGCTAGCTTCGCTCATTTTAGTTTTTGGTGTGTTATATAAATAAAATAAATCTTGATCGTCCCATGGACCTCTGCCATCTAAAAACTCATTGCCAACTGCGACAGACGCTTTTTTAGAAGCTTTTTCAAATTGTGATATGCAAACAGCAACTCTTTGCTTATTACCCTCAAATTCGCCTTTTGTAGATAAATTAGTAACGCATCTACTTATAAAATCAGAGCGTTTTTCTTTATCGTTTGGAGAGGGCAATGGCATATACAATTATTACACAATTTTTAAGCTTTTACACCAAAAATAGGCTCACAAATCGTTTTCATTATGAAATTTTTATTTTGACTGAAAATAGGTATGCTGCAAAATCTCTCATATAAATGCGAAAATGTATCTGCTATTTCTATTATTTTATTATATCTGTAAGAATCATACAGATAAACTTCTTTTATGTATGCTAACAGTAAAGTTCCTAGTTTTTTTCTAAGTTGTAGTTCAAAAAACCTATAAAAAAGATCTCTATCATTATTTATTGAGCCTATTGAACAAAATTCATCAAATATTGGGATGTGATTTTGTTTAGAAAAGCCACTATCTAGAATCAAATCGCATATATCTATATATGGATGCCCCATGCAAGTTTGATCTAAGTTATCTAAGTAGAAAAAGTGATTGTTATAGAATATACAATCTAAAGTTAAGTTACCATGACACTTTTGCTTGAAAAGATGCTGTAGTTCATTTTTACTTTTGTTTATTTCATCCTTTAAAACAATAAAGAATTTTTTGCACTTAGCATAGTCTGTGTAACTTTTTATAGCTGTAATAGATTCTTCTGGAAGTTGTTTTTCAGGCTCTAAATTGTCGTAAAAATCTTTTAAATTTGTTTTATACGAATTCCTAACAGCTCGTGTTCCTGCAAACTCAAAATAATTAGCAAAAAATTGCTTCATGTTCTCAGCGAGAATAGAACGCCCTGTATTCCTGATACTTTCCGATTGCACAGCTTTTGTTAGTAAATACTGTACTTCATCACCAATTTTTGCCTCACCGTGACAAACGTACTTTGGAACATGATGTTTCCCTAGACTTCTTAAAGAAGTAACTTCTTTTTTAAACACGCCTTTCGCGTCACTTAAAGATATTTTTAGTTTAAAAAACTCAGAGGATTCGTCAACTATATGGAAAACATCGTAATCATCACAAACTGATGACAGTGTAATTTTGTCAGCTTTGAATTTAGGTTTTACTTTTTTAATTAGCTGCTGGGCGAATCTACAATCTTGCTCAGTGTCGCTAGGCTGGTTGAATGCGTAAGCCTTATGTTTAAAAAGAGATGATAATTTCATTAAGGGTTAAAAACTATTTCTTTTTTTACAGGCTTTACTTTTATGCAGTTGGCAGTTTTATTTAAAATTAGAAATTTTGATAAAGGCACATGAATTATTTCTTTAACAAGATTTTTTATATCTCTAGCGTGGAGGTTTTCACTAATTGCTTTTTCTAAAATAAAAGGTCCAGTTTTTCTACTAAAGTCAATGTCAAAACCTTTGTTTAATAATCTATTTTTTATTATTTTTAATTCTTGATTTATTATATTTAAAAGATCTTTTTTGTCTAAATCTTTAAAATGCACAATCTCTTCTATTCTAGCTAGAAGCTCAGGGCGCAAGTGTTTTTTTAATTCTTTGTTGTAAATTGATTCAGGTTTTTCCTGTTGATCTAAAAAACCGACACTTCTTTTTTTGCTTTGTGTGGCACCGATATTAGATGTCATTATTATAACACAGTTAGAAAAATCTATTTTCCTATTTAGATTGTCTGTGCAATAGCCTTCATCTAAAATATGTAGAAGAAGATCAAGAATCTTTTGATCACACTTTTCAATTTCATCAAATAATACAATTGAATTTGGTTGGTTTCTTACAAATTCTGTTAACAAACCTCCCTCTTCATATCCAACATAACCTGCATTAGCGCCTATAAGTTTAGCTATGCCTGTTTTGTCTTGATATTCCCCCATGTTTATCTGTATGAAGTGTCTTTCGTTGCCTAAAAAGTTTTTAGCTATTTTCTTGGCAGTAAAGGTTTTACCTACGCTTGTAGCTCCAATAAATAAAAAGTTAGCTAACGGTTGTCTTTCATCAGTTAGTCCTACTTTCGCACAAGATAAAAAATCATAGATTTTATTTATAGCTTTACTTTGACCAAAAATTTCACTATTCATTTTCTTTTCAAACGAATTAAAAGAAGAATGTGATTTTGAGACAGTACCTTTAGATAAGCCTGTTTTCTCTGTTATTACTTGTATAATATCTTTCTGTCTTATTTTTTCTTTCTTGCTTTTGCCACCATTTTGATTTGATAAGCTTTGTATATAGTCTTTTAAAGTATTAGTAAATTCTTCTTCATCAAAATCTTCATTATCAGCTTGAACCATCATTTTAGAAAACTTGGTTCTTAATGTATCCATTTTCCCAGAAGTATTTTTGTATTTTATTTTAGTTTTTGCTCCTATTTGATCTATGATGTCAAAAGCCTTGTCAGGAAAATTTTTATTACTTAAATAAGTTTCGCAAAATTGCAATATCAAATCAATATCTGACTCTTTGAATTTCACTCTATGAAAGTCTTCGTAGTAAGAAAGAGTATTTAAAACTATTTTTTTAGTTTCTTCTAATGAAGGTTCTTTAATGTCAATTTTATCAAACCTTCTTTTCATCGCAGAATCTTTTTCAAAGAATTTTTTGTATTCCTCTGATGTTGTGGCTCCAATACATTTTATCTTACCTCTAGCCAATGCTGGTTTAAGCATATTAGAAGCATCAACTGCACCTTCAGAATTTCCAGCGCCAATCAAGGTGTGTATCTCATCAAAAAATAAAACTATGTAAGGTTCTTTTTCTGCTTCTTTTATTAAAGCCTTGAATCTTTTTTCAAACTCTCCTCTATACTTTGTACCAGCCACCATCGCACTTAAGTCAACAGAGCAAATTTGCATCAAAGACATGTGGTGAGGCACATCTTGTTGAGCTATTTTTTGAGCTAAACCCTCCACTACCGCAGTTTTACCAACTCCAGCATCTCCTATAAGGATAGCATTACTTTTATTTTTCTTTGATAATATTTCTATAAGTTGGGCTGTTTCAAACTCGCGGCCAGATATTTTATGAGATGGATTTGATAAAAATTCGTGATTAAGGTTTTTGCAATATTTAGTTAAATGATCTAAAGATTTGCTTTTAATTTCGTTATCAATGCTTTTTTTTGTTTCTATTTGAAAAATGTTTTTAGCTGGGTCGCTAGTCTGAGGAATACTACTCTCTAATACATGAGTTTCAATCATGTCTTTTACTTTAAAAACATTCAAGCCGTTTAATTGGAGGAACTCTATAAAATCACCTCCCATATCCAAAATAACATAAAGTATATGTTCTGGACCTATGAAATAGCTATCAAAGTTATCGGAAAACTCTTTTGCAAAAAAGATTGCTTCATTTACCTCATCATGCCAGATGCTGCTGCCTTTAGTTCTTACAAATAAATTTTTATTTTGCGACGAAAAACTCTTAAAAGATTTTATAAATTGTTTTAGTTCTAATTTTATATTTTGAGTTTTTAACTTTAAAGAAAAGCTGTCTGAAATATTTGCTAAACACCCATAGATTAAATGAGAATTATTTATTATGGGGTGATTGTTAGCTTCGGCAAACTTTTGAGCATCTTTGATACCTTTTTTTGCTTTTGGAGTTAAATTGTAATCTGTTAAACCCATCATTACTATTTACACTATTTAACTTCAGATAGCTTCATATAGATTTTATCACTTATTGGATTAATTTTATTTACAAAAACTACATCATCGCCAGTTACGCCTTCAATTATAGTAATATCGCCTTTTTTGGGTAGTTTTTTACCAGAATTTAAAAAATCAGTAAACTTGCTGCTGGAATTTGAATCTAAAAATAAAGCGTTAACAACACCGCTTTCGTCTTGAATTTGAAATCTAGCATATTTATTACCATTTTTACTTGTTCTTTTTAAAACGTCAGTAACAAAACCTACAAACCTTACGCTTCTCCTTTCCTCAGATCTTTTTATAGATAAAGCTGATTGAAAATCCTGCTCATGAGCATGTACATCCCTTATTGTATGTGAATAGCTGTAGCCTAAAAGTTTTTCTTCAAAAAACCAATTTGCATATTTAATGTGGCGATTATTCATATCGAATATTTTCCTATAAGGCTCGTATTTTTTCTGAAATGTGCCAAATCTTTTTTGAGTCATTATTTTCCTATTGTCATCTCCAACTTGATCTTTTTTTACAACATCAAATATAGAGTTTAAAATGTCATAGTCATAAGCCTCCCCCAACGCTATGAAGTTTCTCTTTTCCCTATCGGTTAAAATATTGAAGGTTTGAGCTTCTAATACTAACCTGCATCTATTTTTGGAGACAAAAGAGTCTAGTAAGCCAGCTTGTATTAATGCAGACAAAATGCCTATGTTTAATCCAGCTTGTTTAGCTGACATAAAAACTTCATATTTATTTTTGAAAGAGTCTTCTCTAAAATCAAGTAAAGATAGTAAAACTTTATCTGAAACACCTTTGATGGAGTTTAACCCATACCTAATATTTTTACCCTCTACTTTAAAATCAATATCAGACTTGTTCAAATCAGGTGGCAGTAACTTAATGTCAAAGTGAGGCAACTCTTGACTTATTTTTGCTATTTCTTCATGCGAATTAGGTTCGTACTTAGCATATTTTAGCAAACTTAAGAAAAATTGTTCAGGATAATTAAATTTTAGATAGATTGTTATAGCAGCTAAATATGCATAGCTTATAGAGTGCGATTTATTAAATGAATAGTTAGCTGAATCTTCAGCTACTTTCCATAGAACATCCCCTACTGCTGGATCAAGGTTGTTATTTTTTACTTTATCTTGAATTTTAGCCTTCCAAGCTGGCATTTGGTCAACTTTTTTCTTGCCAACTATTCTTCTTAATTGCTCAGCTTCATCTAAGCTAAATCCCACCTTAACTGCCATTTTCATAAGCTGTTCTTGATAGAGAGGTATGCCACCTGTATAGCTTAAGATGTCATCAAAAAATTTGTGAACAGATTGAAAATCTCCTGTTCTTACGTAAGCGGCATAATGATCCTTAAAGTCTAAAGCTCCAGGTCTTGCTATGGCGACAACAGCGGAAAGCTGTTCAAGGTTTTCAGGTTTTATGAGATGACAGACTTTAAAGTTAGTTTCAGCTTCGATTTGGAATAGCCCTTGGGGAGACTCAAGACAAGCTAAAGCCGCATAAATACTTTTGTGGTGAGGATCTATTTCATCAACATTTATATTTAACTGTTTACATACATCATTAACAACTGACAAAGTTCTGAGGCCAAGTATGTCAAATTTAACACTTAAACTTGCCACATCATTCATGTCGTAACCAGATACCAAGGAGCCGTCATTAGTAAATTGTAGCGGCATCACTTCATCTAATTCATAAAATGATATTGAAATACCAGATGGGTGAACACCTGTATTTTTATTTAAGCCTTCAATTTTTTTAGCTATCTCGAATACTTTAGAATATTTATTAGCGTAATTTTTAAAAGATTCGCTTTCTTCATAAGCTACATCAAGACTTGCTACTTTGCCAAAGTGCTTAGGTATTGTGTCGCTAATCTGGTTAACATCCATTTCAGAAAGCTCTTGTACAATTTTACCACATTCTTTCATGCAGAGCTTACCGCTAAGGGTGTTTAGAGTTAAAATTTTTGAAGTTTTACCTACGTATTTTTTTTCTATGTATTCTATAACCTCAGATCGTCTATCATAAGAAATATCATTATCAACATCAGCTAGTAAGCTGCCGTCGAGAAAAATTTCTCCATTGTGTTCTATTTTCCTAGCTCTGCTTTTCGAAACAAATCTTTCAAAAAATAAATCATATTCTATAGGATCGATATTAGTTACTCCGATAACATACAAAACTAATGACCCCGCGGCACTTCCTCTGCCAGCCCCAACAGGAATATCATTTTCTATACAAAAATTTATTATATCCCAGTTTAGTAAAACATAATCGACAAAACCCAAATCATTAAAAATATCAAGCTCTTCTTTTAACCTATCATAATAAATAGTCGCATTATCTTTTTGGTCTATACCCCTCTCTTTAACTTTTTTAAAACAAAGCTTTCTTAAAAACTGAAAATTATCTTCTTTTGGGTCGCAAAGCACTTCATCATAATACTTTTTTTCTATTATAATTTCTGGTAATTTTACGCCGACTGGAAAAGGCGTTTCGTAAGCGGTGTAAGTATCAAAATTCATAGCTCTAAATCAAATAATTGTTTTTTAAATACTTTAAAATTCATTTCTATATCATACAGAGCATCGTGAAGCCTTTTTGGGTCATGGTCTATATTATATTGCTTTAGTAAAAAACCTTGAGATGTCTTTAAGCCTCTTTCTCTATAGTTAAGTAACCTATACTGCCAATTTATAAAATCACCACCAGTAAAAGGAATGTTTTTTGCAATTGCAGTAGCTAGAGCTTTCGTATCTATAATTCTAGAAACGTAATCTTGCTCTAGCTTCCTACCCATTAATTTGCGCCAAACATCAACCATATACACATCAAAGCCTAAAAGATTTTGGCCTACTATTAGGTTTCTATCATCAAATAAAACAGAAGAAAAATCTTCCCAGACTTTATTTGGTGACTCACTTTTTTTCTCATATTCTTTTTTAGAAAATCCTGTTATTTTAGCTGCGCCATCTGACACATTCAAGTTTGGCCAGTGTATAAACCTGTCTTCTTTACAAATTATTTTATCACCCTCTGCAACTAACCAAGCGACCTGCCAAGGTCTAGACTTAACGAGGTTTAGACCTTCAGTTTCTGTATCAAATACAACATAACGTTGATTTTTATTAAATCTCAAGAGGCTCTCTGTCATTTATTTTTTTGGTAAGATTCAAAACAAAACTCATCACTTCCAAAGTGATCTAGGTTTGGCATACTCAAAGTGGCAGCTCTACCAAACTTTCTACCACAAATTATTTTATATGTTTGTAGCGCTTCAATATCTTCTTTATTTTCGTAGAAGATGCTTTTTACTAAAGTTGATTCGTATTTACCCTTCAAGTATTCTAATGTAGCCTTTCTTATTAAGGGGTCAAATGGTAGATTATTTTTTTCTATCCAAAAAATAGGTTTTATGTCCTTAAAGTTTGGAATGCAGTTTTTTAAGTACAATTGATTTTGATGTATAAAGGAATCATAGAAAGGGATGACTAAATCTAATTTTGAAGCATCCCAGACTTTATTTAAATAATTAAAATCAATAAACCCTTTGCCCTCTAGACTTGAAAAAGATGAAATTTTATTTAAAAGTTTACAGCCTTCATCATTCTTGGCAAAAATAATAATCTTGTGATCGGAATCTTGCAAGGAGTCTTCATCACTTATATCGTTACAGCAATTTATCCTTAATCCAAAAATCAATTGTAGTCCTTCATCTTTGCAAGAGTTGTGAGCTTTTACAAAACCAGTAAGTGAATCTTCGACTAGAATTAAATTTTTAGCTGAATCTAACTTTGATAACTCTATTATTTTATCTATACTTAGAATACTCTTGCCAATTGAATATGTGGACTTATAAACTGGTAACATGTAAATAATTTACATAATGTCTTATAAAAGTCAAGAATTATGTGCTGGACAACCTTCATAATATTTGATTTCATACGTACATCCCTTTGGAACTAGGGATTCTTCAAATTCTTCTTCAAAGTACGAACCTATGATATTTTTATCTGCATCAAAGATGTGGTAATAAAAAAAATCAAACTTCATTGGGCAATGCCATTTTGGATTTCCGTCTAGTTTTAGTTCTCCTTTTTCTTTAGCAAATCCACATAAAAGCCTACCACTAAATGATCCGTCAGTTGGGAAATCTTTGTAAGCAGCCATGTTTGCACGGGCATGTTTTTCGCTAAAATTATCTAGATATTTTTGTATCTCAGATAACTGCATTTCAAAACAAAGTAATTCATCTTCATCCAGGGGTTTCATTCTCATAATCCCAGAATTAGAAGAATTTTCTTCTAACTCGAACTTTAAAAAAAGAAATTCACTTACTCTAGTTGAATATTCTGGAAACAAATTTTTTACCGCTAAACTATACATTAAATCTTGTAAGTTATCGGTCGCATCTTTACCTTTAAAAACAGATTTACTTGTTTTAAAATCTCTTATTAAAGCATATTTACTTTTTTTGTATAAGAAAAGTTTGTCTATAAAGCCTCTAATTTTATATTTTATAGAACCATCATTTTTAATTATATCAAAGTCTTTTTCAGAATACTCTTCAGTGGGCTTAGCTTTATCTCCTCCAAAAAAATCGTAACTCAAACCATTAAAGATCATGTCTTTGATCATTTCTAGGTTTTCTTCATCGTCAACTTCGTAATTAACAGCATGTTTAAGGATTAATCTTTTTATTGAGGGAACGCAAAAAACATCTTGTGTTTTTATTATTTCATCAAAATATTTTTTCCTGCGCTTTTCTCCTAAAACTTCAAAAACCAAGTGGCATATAGAGCCTCTCTTTGCGCCATCGTTGCTTTTATCAGGCAAATGTTTTTTATACTTAGACCAATACAACCAAGAGCAAGATTGAGCAGTTTTTATTCTGCTGGCTGATAATGGTGTCTGTGGATCACTGCTCATTGCTAATCACTAACGAAGTTTTTATTTCTTTTTTAGTGAAGCTAGAGGAGTTGTTTTCAACAAAATTGCAAATATAAGATATTTGTTTTCCTTGATCTATAGATTGACTTTCCCAATCTTGTAAATTGCAGTTTGCTAAATGAGCGTCACCAAAATCATTATATGGTTTTGGTGGGAATTTTATACTAATAATATCTAAATCAAAATAACAAGACAATTTTAAATAGTTTTTTATCGCTGCGACAAATCCTCTATTTTCTGAGCTATTAGCATCATTGTTAGTACAAATATAGATATTGTTAATTTGGCTAGTGTTAAGAAAATTAATAATATTACCGTTAACGTGAAGACCAAAAATGACCAACACGTTCTTAATATTTTGTTCATAAAGGGCCAATGCATCACCTATACTTTCTACTAAGATAACTTCTTTTTTGTTTTGTATTTCTTCTCTTACACCTGTTGCTTTGTTGTAAGCTGGGTAAACCCAATTGTTTCTTCTGCCGATGTGCTTCCATTTTGGAAAATTATTATCTTCGTCAACTTTTCGACCAGAGAACCCAATAATTTGTTGATGTTCATTCATTATGGGGAAAACCATTCTTCTGTACATCTTCCCAACGCCAGCCAATCCCACTTGAAACTTTTTTTGAGTTTCTTCAGAAATTAGCTTTTTATTATAAAAGCTATAATTTGGGAAAAGCTTATCTAATGATTCATTTGGGTAAATTTTTTCCATTTCTATTGTATCTTTTTTCTCATATACAGTTGGAGAATCAGAATTTTTTATTTTCTTTAGTATTTTACTTAAATTTGGGTCATCGGATTTAAGTGTTTCTTTTACTAATGCGTTAAATGGCTTGCAACCTTTGTTTGTAACAAAATCCATCCAAACCCCAGTATCTTTATATATTTTAAGTGCAGTTTTATTATCTCCATCTCTATATAAAGCTTGACTTCTCCAATGATCTCTACAGTCTATCAGACTATAACCCATGGATTCTAATATTGTTTTAAAATCCTCCGAGTTCACTGAAGTTAGGAATTATTTCTTCGTTACTACCCTCTGTATCTAATTCATGATTACCATCAAGCATATTAGCTACATCTCTTAAATCTCCTCTTTCTGTAATATTAAAATTATTAAAATCTAAATTTATTGAATTTTTTCTTAAGGTGTCATTGATTCTTACTGGCTCAACAGCGCCAGCTATATCGCTGCCAAGATGTCTAGATTTAACATTAATTAACTTATGTGTGCCAAACCTTTCACCTTCTAACTCTATCTCATCTCCAGTTTTGCTTCTTAATATAAACATGTGTGAACAAAATTGGGTTATTCTGTCTGATAGAGAAACTATTGACTCATCATCTACTATGTTTTCTGCGTTCCTGTTATTAGTGATACCGTATCTATTTGATTGAACAGAGGTTATCATCGGAACTATAGGCTCACCATCATGCAATATTTCTTTCTGCACACATTTTTTAAACTTATCCACCATCTCTCCAACAACTTGCCATTCAGACTTATTGTTCATCCTTTCCGAAGTTGTCTTAATGTAATCAAAAGAAAAGACCATTTTGTTTCCTCTGCCGACTTTTGCATAATAGAACCTTTTCAATGTGCTAATCATTGAGTCTACATCCATTCCTCCTACATTATAATAGTAAAATTGTAACTCTTTTATTTTCGGCCAAACAGCTCTTACTTTGTCTACAACTTTTTTACCAGCATTTCTCCATTTGCCACTTTCTAGTAGGTGCATTGGCACACCGCTTAAAGCGGCGCATTGTCTCATTACAAGTTCCTCTTTGCTCATTTCTCCATTATCGAAATGTAAAACAGGCACATTGTAATTCATGCTCACTTTGGTTGAATAATCCATGCAGAACTGAGTTTTACCAACGCCTGATCTTGCAACTATAACTGTTATATTTCCAGGTCTTAGTAGGGAGCCATACATATCATTTAGCTTTGGGTGTGGACCCATCATGCCAAACTCTGTAAGAGGGTTGTCTCCCCTGTCCTCTATCATTTGCTCCATTTCCTCATAAATATTTTGAGGAACGTCGCTACCTAACTCGTAAAGATTAATTCTGGAATTATATATAGAATCAGCAGCTTGTATTATATCTTGATATGAAGATTCCGCAGAAATAGACTTCATTCTTTTAGAGATATTCTGAGCCGAATCAAGTATCTCTCTTCTAATGGAGTATTTTTTTAATTCTTTAGCTGTCTTGAGTATATTGCCGCTTGGGACTTTTCTCAAGGCTAGAGATTTTATGTAATCTGCTGGGTTTAAGTTGTCCTCAAAAGACAAACCTAATTCGTTTACTCTTTGCGCAATGATTACTTCGTCTATTTCATCATTTGCGCTTATGGCTTGTTCAATTATTCTAAATATTGTAGAATTTAAAGATGTAGATTCAGAATAAAAATCAGAAATATTTATAAAGCTAGAGATTTCTACTAAAGACTCTGGGTCTTTTAGTAGTCCAGCTAGTAATTGTTTTTCTAATTCGTAAGAATAAATCATTCTTCTTCTGAGTCATCTTCTTTTCTTATTTCGGAACCATCTCTTGATAGGAAGTCCTCCAATGCCTTACATAACCCTAATTCAGTCATTCCACAATCGAATCTTTGATAAATTAAAGGTCTACCATTTTCAGATGACACGGCCATTATTATGCCTTTATATTTATCTGCGCCTCCAGATAATTCATAAAGCTTATCAACCATCTCAGATGGTATCGAAAATTCTTGGTCGGCATCTTCTTGATTCATAAATATATATCTTGGTCGTCAAACAGTGACGCTGTTATTTTATCTTGTGGGTAAACTTCTGCAAGTTTTATTTTATTAAGCTCGCAGAATTGCAATTTTTTTTCATCCCGTTTTAACTGATCTGAATATTTAAACATGTTTTTGTGAAAAAATTTAACATATTTAGTATGTTGCGCCCCTTGCACTTCTATGGCAATTTTTTTATTAGCATTGTAGAAATCTAAAGACAGCCTAGTTCCTACGACTCTAAACTCTTCGAAGACAACATCATGTTGCCAATAGTCCCACAGAAATTTTTTTACTTGGGTTTGGAACTTACTTCTGCTTGCTTTGTTCCAATCTATTAAATATTTTTTTGGATTCTTTAAGTTTCTTGTTTTGCCGTATAAATCAACAAACTTCATAAACTTATTCTAAAGCCAATTCTGCAATATCTTTTTTGAAATATTCGAAAAGATAATTTGTTAGCTCTGGGTCACTTTCAATATGCTTAAAAAGATTGTTCATACCTTGAATCTTTTCAGGAAATTCAAATGATGTCTCTGCAAGAAGCTCTTTAAAGTCATCAGTTATACTAATCCAAGCACCACTCTTTTTTATAAATGAGTAAGCTTCTAATAAATCAACTATTTCTTTTTCTATCCAAATAGAAGTCCCTCCTGTACGGCCATATCTGATTGGATAACTAAGCGTTATGTTAGTTTTTTCGTTTGGAGATTTTTTTACAGTAGCTTTAGCATAAACTCCAATTATAGGGTTTGTTTTGGGGTCAGCTTTCTTATTGCTTGGGTCTTGTAAGATTTGATCTCCTGTAAATCTTGGCTCATATTCAATAATCCAGTTTGCGAAATGAAGCAATGCATTCCCTCCTGTAGCTGTAGTCTGTCTCACTGGAGCTTTTGTGTATGGGTCTAATTTTATATCGGCTCTTACTTGAGATATGAATATAGCCATATGACCTCTTTTTGCTAGTTTTATAGAGATTTTTTTCATAAAGGTAGAAGCCACATTTGCTCCCCCTGCAACCTTTGTAGAATCTTCATACCCCTTGGCCATATCATTTTTAAGTATCAACCCATCAACAGAATCCAAGATAAAACAAAACTTTGTTTTCTTCTCATTGTTGTCAACTAGCTGGGTCATTATCTCCACCACTGATTCATAGATATTGCTTTCCAAAACAAAGCATTTGCCATCCTCCCATTCATCGTGGGTATGCACAAAATCTACTCCTGATCTTTTTTTCATTTCTGGAGAAAGTCTTCCTTCAGCTTTGATGTAAAAACCTCTTGAATTAGGTATTGTCTCTAAAAAGTTTTTCATTACCTGTAATGCTTCAGAGGTTTTACCTCCTTCATTCATACCTGTAAATCTATGTAATCCAGGACCAAAACCTCCCTCTAGTTGTAAATCAAACTGCAAAGATCCGCTAGAAACTTTATAGTTTTCTTCCTCTTCAAAGTTATAATGATCGTCTTTATTTGCTTTCAAAAAGTTGTTTAATATGTCTTCTGGTGGTCTTTCACTCATCTAAAAAATCTTTTATGGTTTTCTTACGTTTAATTATATTTGCATCTTTGCCCGACTTGCGCCCAATATTATACTGCGGATATTTAGAAAGGTCAACTTTAAAATTAAAAGCTTTGAACTTTTTATCAAGAGTCGATTTCAAGACAGGGCTTACTAAAACTTCTAGAGAATCAAATTTTTTATTAAATGATACTATAGACATAAATTCTATTGAATACCTTTCACACAAAGTGTTCAATAGTTTCATTTGTTTCTTGAAGAAAGCTGGTGGACTCTTTTCAGGAACTTCTATTAACTTTTCTATTATCTCTATTTTTTTTAAGGGCAAATGTAACCTTGGAGCATTTTTAAATCAATATCGACCATTTTCTTTACTAAAGCTGGGAATGAAAACTTAGGTTTCCAACCCAACTCATCTGTCGCTCTGCTTGAATCTCCCCAAAGAGATCCCACTTCTGCTGGTCTATAAAATCTAGGATCAACTTCTACTAAAAGGTCATCTCCGTGATAGTATTTAGCATCTTCGTTAACTCCTTCCCATCTGCACATAGATCTATGAAATCCAGCGCAGTTGAAAGCTTCTTCTACAAACTCTCTTATACTATGCATTTCATTTGAGGAAAGAATATAATCATCGGGTGTTTTTCTCCAAACATTAATCCAGTACTTTTCTTGATTTAACATTCTCCAAACACCATCCATAAAATCTTCTGCATCACTCCAATCTCTTTTTGATTCTATATTGCCAAGTTTTAACGGTTCAAATGTTTTTTTATTGGTATAGTCGCGAGCTATCCTGGCAACATTTTTTGTTATTTTTCTAGTAACAAATTCCTCTCCTCTTCGAACACCTTCATGATTAAATAGCCAACCTTGAACAGCATATAGATTATAAGATTCTCTATAAACTTTGACTATATGTCTAGCTGAACATTTCGAAGCTCCATAAGGGCTTCTGGGTCTAAGTGGGTGTTCTTCTGTTTGAGGTTCAATTATTATGTCTCCAAACTCTTCTGAGCTACCAGCATTGTAATATCTGCATGTTGGACAATATCTTTTTATCGCTTCTAACTGATGCAAAACCGCTAAACAATTTGTTTGCATATGGTTAAACGGCATATCCCAACTGCTTCCAACGAAAGAATTTGCTGCAAAGTTTATAAAATAATATGGCTTATATTTAGCTATTACTTTATCTATGTTTTGAGCATCTGTTACATCTAAATCAACTAAAATAAATCTTGGGTTATTTTTTAAATGCTCAATATTTATATGATTTTTTACGCTAAGCCTTCTTACTGTCCCAATAATAGTATATTCAGTGTTTTCAAGAAGATAATCTGCCATAAGGCTCCCATCTTGACCTGTTACTCCTGTAATAATTATTGTTTTCATAATTAATCTTTTACATTAGTATACTTTTTTTTGTAAGTTTTTCTAATTCCTTTTTCTAAACTTGTAAATTTGAAATTTGGGTAATTTTCTATAAATTTTTGAGAAGAAGCATCTTTACGTATTTGGCCATCAGGTTTATCTGTATCCCAGTCAATTTCTAGCCCGTCGGCATCTAAACATTTTATAGCTATCTCAGCTATCTCTTTTATTGTTTTGTTTTCAGGGCTGCATACATTGTAAGTAAATGGTGATATTTCAAAAGCAACTAAAGAAATAGCCTTAGCTAAGTCATCAGCATACATAAATTGTCTGTAAACAGATCCGCTTCCAAAAAGAGTAATGCTTTTTTCTCCATTTATTTTTGCACGATGTATTTTGTTTATTAAGCTTGAAACAAAGTGTGCTTTATCTCCTTCGAAATGATCGTACTCTGAATATAAATTACAAGGAATAATACAGCTATAGTTAGTATTATATTGTTTGTTATATGCATCTATTTGAACAGACATCGATCTTTTAGCATAGCCATAAGCAAAATTTGTTTTTGTTGGTGGCCCTTTGTGTAAGTCCTCTTCTTCTAGTGGATATGAATCAGAGTGGTCTGGATATATGCAAGTACTTAATATGGAAATTAAATTTTTACAACCGCTTTTGTATGCATATTTTACAACATTTGTATTCATCAAAACGTTATCATCAAAAAATATTGCAGGGTTATTAATATTGTCCATTATCCCTCCGACCTTCGCTGCTAAATGTATTATGTTTTTAGGTTTTGTATCATTAAAAAGCTTTTCAACCAATTTTGGATTTTTTAAATCACAATCTTGACTGCTAAGGTAAATAGCGTTTGGTAAATATTTTTTTAAATGCTTGCCCACCATGCTTGAGCCGCCTGTCACTAATGTAGTATTCATTTAATTAAACAAAGTTTTTTAAGCCACAAATTTCTCTAAAAAATTTTTTAGTTTCTTCATTGAAACATTCATTTGCAAAAAGAGTTATGATTTCATTAATTTCATCACTATTTATGCAACCAAAACCTTGACAATAATGCCAAATTTTTATTTGTTTGCTTTTATCCATGTATTCATGTGTGCCAGTGAATAGTTTGTGGTCCACAACTTCGTATTTTTGCATGTATTTAGACCATG